TTTTTTTATCCCGAATTTAAAAGAAAGTAGTTGAAGGAATGATTCAGATTTCAAAGGCTCAGGCGGAATACCTTAGAACTCACAGTTCATATCTGGAGTCGAGAGGTATCACAAATCCTGTGGCTCGTACAATGAAGCAGAAATCTAAGAGACATAACTATTATGCTTGCGAAGATTCTGCGGTGCTTGAATTGCTGAGTAAGTGTGATGAGAACGCGAATGTCGTTTACACTTATGGCAATGTTTAAAAAGGCAGTCGTAAGACTGAAATTACAATGAATTGAGGAATTGTTTTATGGCGAAGGAAAAACCAGAAACAAAAACAGTGGAAGCGGAAAACAATATTCCAGAGGGATATGTTGAGGTCACACCAGAGCAACTTATGGAGATGGCAGGCGGTATGCAAACCATAATGAGTATCGGTCTTGCAGAGAAACTGTATCTCGAAGATTTGGGAGATAGGCTTTTTTATCTTGACTCTGATGTTGACTCTGATCTTTTGCACACTGTTACTATGCAGATATATAAAATTAATGGCTTGGATTATAAAGTGCCTGTAGATGACAGAACACCTATTGTACTTGTTATAAATAGCGGCGGAGGCAGCGTCCTTGATGGCGTTGCTCTTATGGATGCTATCAGGCAATCCAAGACGCCTGTGATTGGCGTTTGTACAGGCTATGCAATGAGTATGGCGTTTAGTATTTTCAGCGTTTGCCATATGAGAGTATCAATGCCTAATGCTTGTTTCATGTATCATGATGGTTCTGAATGCGTCATGAATACATCAACAAAGGTTGCGGACTGGATGGCATTTGCCCCTAAACTCGATAGGCGCATTAATAAGATGATTGCTGAGAACTCGAAGTTGACAGTTGAATATCTCGAACAGATAGCACCGCACGATAACTATTGGTTTGCGGATGAGATGGTTGAAAAGGGTATTGTGGACGCTATTATTGGTAAAGATATAGAAATGGAAGAAATATTTGCCTTTATGAGTGATTGCGAGGCGGAATCTCATGATTAAAAAGGGTAAAGTTAAGGTAGAGTGTGTTGGCAAGTCCTCGGACGGCGTTACTGGTTCTATGTATTATATCACCTTTAATGACAAACAAGTGCTGTTAGAGGCAGGGCTGTATCAAACAAGCAGCGACGATATTCTTAAACAGTATAAGGTCAATCATAGAAATTACAAAGTTCCATTTGCGGATCTCGACGCTGTAATAATCAGCCATTTTCACATAGATCATTGCGGTCTTATACCTTACCTATTTGCTCGTGGCTATCATGGCAATGTCTATATTCCTAAAGGCAACAAAATGCTTGCCCGTATAATGTGGGAAGATAGTCTCAAGATATTTGAAAGTGATTGTATAAAACTTGAAAAACGTTATGACATAAATGCTACTCCCTTATACACTCAGGAGGATATTGAGATTGCGTTGGAGCATTTAGTCGAGCTGCCATTTGGCGAAGATATAGTTCTTTTTGATGATTTAATTCTTCATTATTATCGTGCGAGTCATATTGTCAACGCCGCACAGGTGCGGTTGAGTTTTAAAGTCGGAGAGACTATAAAATCCCTTGGCTTTACTGGCGATATTGGAAGCGACATTGAAAAAGATTATCTCCTACCTTACGAGCCTATGCCTTATTGTGATATTGTGCTTGGTGAGTGTACTTATGGTGGAAGCCACAAAACACATAAGCAAAAGGATAGACTTAAAGACATTGAAAAGATGAAATGTGTTGTTGACCAATGCTGCCAGCATGATACTCAAAAGGTTGTGTTTGGCTCATTCTCGCTTAATCGTTTACAGGATATTCTCACAACGTTGTATAAGATATATGGTGAAGATGAAACATTTGCAACGCCAATTGTAATTGATGCTCCGTTGGGTAAGAAAATAACCGACGTATGGAGTAGGCTCATAGAGAAAGATGATAGCCTTTGGAAAAAAGTTATCTCTTGGAAGAATATCGTGTGGGTAGACACATATGAAGAATCACAAGAATGGCAGAAGTTAAAGACCTCACAGGTAGTCATTAGTTCAAGTAACTTCTTGAAGAATGGCAGGATTGTTTCGTGGCTTAAATCTGTGTTGCCTAACGAGAACTCAAGGGTGTGTCTTTGTGGATATGCAGGTGACGAGAATAGCGTTGCTTACCAAATTCAGCATTGCAAAAAGTGGGTAATTATTGATGGTGAGCGTGTAAGGAGTAGAGCCAATGTAATGCAACTTACATCGTTTTCAAGTCACGCTTGCAGGAGCGAGTTGATCGACAGATATACTACTATGCCCTATAACAAAATTTATTTGGTGCATGGCGAAAAGTCTGGCAAAGAAGAGTTCGCAAAACTGCTGCGTGAAAGTCTGAGCAATGCAAATAGAAGCGCAAAAGTTTGTATTCCCACTATGGGAGACGAAATAACTTTCTGATATAAAGGAGTTTGAATATGGCAAAAGCTAATGTTGTGCGCAAGAACACTCTTGGCATAAAGGGTATTCTAAACGTGGATGCCGAAAACAACAGAGTTGTTGTAGAAATCGAAGATGGCGAGGCTTTGGAATTAGCAAGTTTGCTTGATGATTTCAACGGCTCAGATGTCGCCATATCTGTTGGCGAAAGTATTGAGATCGCTTAAATTCACTGAAAGAAAATTCAGTGAATCGCAATTCAGTAGATTACAATTAGAATTTAAGGAGATGGTTAAATGGAAACAAAGTCTGTTTTCACACCATACGTTGCAAGAAGATTATTAAGAATGGGTAATCCTATTATTGATATTAAGCCTTGCAAAGAAGATAGGTCAAAAACAATATTTGTGTTTGAAGCAACCGAAAAGTTTAAAAAAGATTTTGAGGTGGCTTCTAAACATTAAATGGTCAAAAGAAAGGACATGATTGGAATGGGAGATACTTATACAGTTTACAAGCACACCAACAAAGTAAATGGCAAAGTATATATTGGTATAACTGTCAATGAACCTGCTGTAAGATGGGGTAAAGACGGCGGGGGTTATTCCCGACAATTATTTGGCAAAGCTATTCGTAAATATGGATGGGAAAATTTTGAGCACGAGATACTTTTTGAAAATTTATCTCAAAAAGAGGCGTTTGAAAAAGAAATTGAATTGATATCACTTTATGACTCTACAAATTCAGAGAAGGGGTATAACATTTCTAAAGGGGGATCTGATGCAGACCCAATATTATACCGAAAAACTATTTATCAATATACTCTTGATGGAGATTTTGTAAGAGAGTATGAATCTTCTATTGATGTTGTGAAACAAAACGGATATAGAAACAATTCGACTATTTGTCATTGTTGTAGTAATGGCATTAATCACCAATCTCATGGGTACAGATGGTCTTATGAATATCTTGGCGATAAAATTGCATGGGAATTGATGCGTAATAATAATTTCTATCAAGAAGTTTATTGTTATGATTTAAACGGCAATTATATCAAAAGATATCCTACGGTTACATCCGCCTCTATTGATACAGGTATTGACACTGGATTTATAAGTGCTTGTTACAGAGGAAAATTCACCAACACAAAAGGTCTTAGATGGTTTAAAGAGTTTAAAGGTTATAAAATTGCTCCTTTAGATTATACAATAGACTCAAACGGAACTATCCATAAGGCGATAAAGAATATGCCAAAAAAAACAATTTATCAATATGATTTATTGGGAAATTATATTCAAGAATTTAGCTGTGCAAAAGAAGTTGAAAATATTTATGGATACAAGGTAGAGAAAATAAGAAAAAAATGTGCCCAAAACCAACTTTTAGGTGATTTTTATTGGTCTTATAAAAAAGTTCATAATATATTTGAGGAGGAATTATAATTGGGAATTTCAGCACACCAGAAATTCACACAGTCTGAACTGAGAGAGATTTTTGATGTTTGTTCTCGCAAAGAATTAACTGGCGACTGGAACAAAATCAGAGACATCCTCAACTCCAGACTTAAAAAGAACTATAACGAATCAACATATCGCAAGAGGTTCAGCTCCTATGTCGAGATGAAAAATGCTTGCAGAGAAATTGATCCTGATTTCACTGGTGACACAACGGATGTCATGGTGCAGAAGCGTGAACTTGAACGTGCTAAGATTCAGTTTCGTGATGAACGCAACGCTTGGCAAAAACAGAATTATAATACCGCTCGTGTTCAGCAAAAGTTGGATTATCTCGAAGAATACATCAGAAATTGCTCGGCTGAAAAACTTGATATAAGGCTTAGGAGTAGTAACAATAATAAAACTGCTATTGTTTGCTGTTCTGATTGGCACATCGGCTGCTGTTATAACAATGAATATGGGGTTTACAACTCAGACATTGCCAAAAGACGCATTGCAGAGTATGCCTCTAAAGCAATCTCGATTTGCGAATCGAACGATGTTACAAGCGTGATTATAGCTGGTCTTGGCGATAACATTTCAGGGTCAATACACAAAAGTGTTCAGATTACAAATAGAGAGAATGTTATCGAACAGATTATGTTGGCAAGTGAACTGATGCTATCTTTTCTTAGAGAATTTGTCAATAGAGGGTTTCATGTTGTTTTTACTAATGTCTCAGGAAATCATTCAAGGATTGACACAAAAAACGATGCCATTAAAGATGAGAGATTGGATGATTTGATAGGATGGTATTGCAACACACATTTATGTGACTTCCCAAATTTTACATATATAAAGGCAGAAGATACGAGTTTTAGTAACGTATACGGCTGTTGGTTTTGTCATGGCGATTATGATTCTTTCGGAAAAACTGGCTTGTCAAATCTCGTATTGGCAAAAGGCTATAAGCCCAAAGCTGTCTTTATGGGACATTATCACACAATGGCAATAGACGATTGCTACGATGTCAAAATTTGCAGGTCTGGCTGCCTCGGCGGTTCTGGTGATGACTACACCGTTCAAAAGAGATTAAAAGGGAGACCTTCTCAGCTTATGGCTATTATGGATGACGGTGAGATAAATCAATATTACAATATTACTTTTGAGGAGGTCTGATGATGACCAAGAAATTTACCTCTTACAAAGAGTTTGCAACCGAGTTGCTTATAAGCGCAATGGCAGATGATTATGTTGCTGTTGTCTGCAACTATAGAGACTACTGGGGTCTCATATCAGCTCTTTGCGAAAATACAATCAATGGCAAAAGCTTGTATCTCAATAGAGAAGGGTTCGCTACAATTGATGATGATATTGCAACGGCTCAGATGAATGATGGCAATATGCTCATTACAATCTACGGAGATGGTGAGATTATAGGTGAACCTATTGTATTTAAAACAGAAGAAGCATTTTATCCAATGACTTATTTCATAGAGTCTGATGCGAAAACAGCACTTGAATACCCGATTTGTGGGAACAAGGTGTTGTTTGAAATTGTACGGGCATAGTCCCGTATGTGGACGGTGAGCTTAAAAGAGAAAGTCCTCAGTGCAATTCTGAGATCGTTTACCAAAAAACTCTGCAACCTCTGTTTCGTCTATAAGTTCAAATGCAGAGTCTATTAGTATTAAAGGCGAATCCTGACGGAAAAAGCACCGTGGGCGCAGCGGTATAACTTGCGCCATTATCGAAGTAGAAGTTCACAGCAAGAGCGTATGCACACTACTGCTTTAAGTGACGGCGCAATTCCGTCCACTTCGACCAAAGAGCCTTGCAAGCCTCTGTTTTGCCTACAAGCTGACTACGCAAGGATTTTTATGGTCGCCACAACCTAATGTGGAAGGGCACACCTGCGCACTGGTAGGCTACGGACAGGTAGTAAACCAGTGCATTATCTGTTTGATTAGCTCAGTTGGTAGAGCGTTTGGCTGTTAACCAAAATGTCATAGGTTCAAATCCTATATCAAACGCCAAGTCCGACAAGACTATAAAAGGCTGCACACATAGTCCATGCGGTGCTTAATTGAGAAGAGGACAAGGACGCATTAGTTGTTTGCTGATATCTTATAATGCAAGAGTCTGTAGTGATAGAAGAAATCAGCATTATGGGTGTATCGTCTAATAGGTAAGGACACGACCCTTTCAAGGTCGTAATGGCGAGTTCAAATCTCCCTACGCTCACTAAATAGAGGGTAGAGTTTCACGATTCTACGAGAGATGAAAACCGCACTCTTCGCTGTTCGCTTGCAGCAGTAGGTATTCAGGACAAATTCTGCAAAGCCACAAGCACTTATTCTCTCCGCTTAATTGTGTTAAAGGCAATTTTGTGGAGAAAATAGGGAGTTAGTTCAATGGTAGAACGGTAGTCTCCAAAACTACTAATCAAAGTTCGAGTCTTTGGCTTCCTGCCAGACGTATCTTCAACGTCATAAGCATTAAGGGCAGATAGATCAGAAGTCATGAGCTGATCGACAAGCGCAGTCCTTTCGCTTCTGCCTTTACTATTTATAAAGGACGGAAGGGACGAAGTGATATGAATGTTAAATGTGAGAACTCAGAATATTACAATTGTGGACAATATTACAGGAGAAGATGTTACTGAGCAGTAT